TTGCTTGAAATTTTTCTCTCCCCTTGTCATCTTATAGCCTAAGATGACTGTGGTTGAACAAGATGTTATAAAAAGCGTCTTGCAAAACATTCAGGTGATTTTGACTACGCCCAAAGGCTCGGATGTGCACCGTCCAGACTTTGGCTCAGAGCTCTATAAGTTTATAGACCAGCCCTTGACCGCCTTGACCGCCGGCAAGATCAAAGCCTACATCGTGGAAGAAATTGAACGCTGGGAGCCAAGAGTCAAGGTCATGGGAATTAGCCTTGATAGAAGGCTTGACCGGACAAAGATAGAGCTTCTCTTAGCTATTGAAAATGTAGAAGGCTTAGTGAGCCAGAGCATATGGATATAAAAGAGCTTGAGTTCGTAGAAAAGGATCCGATTTACTGGGAAGGCTTGCTGATTGACGCTTACGAGAATATTACTCAGCGTCCGCTCTATCCAGCAGACCCTGAGCGCCTGCTAATCAACCTTCAGACCTACGCAAGCACCCTCTTAGCCATAGCCATAAACGAGACCGCAAAGCAGAATTTGCTTGCCTTTGCGACCGGACCATACCTTGATGCCCTTGCCGAGTTTTACGGGGTAAAAAGGCTTCCAGCTCGAAAGGCTGAAACCATTTTGCGTTTCTCTTTAGCCGAACCCCTAAGCTTTGATGTGGTCATCCCTGCCGGGACAAGGGCATCCACAGGAGGAGACCTCTATTTTGCAACTTTGCAGAAAGCAAAGATACCAGCCGGAAGCTTATATGTTGATGTCCCAGCCGAGTGTAATGAACCCGGCACAATAGGCAACGGCTTTTCTATCGGGCAGATAAAAAACCTTATGGACCCCTTGCCTTATGTTGCCTCTGTCTCGAACATCACCATGAGCCTATACGGTGCAGACGAAGAAGACGACGAACGCTTCCGTGAGCGAATAAGGCTATCCATCGAGCGCTTTACCAACGCTGGCTCAAGGCAAGCTTACATCTATCACACGCTATCTGCCCATCAGGACATAGAAGATGTGGGAGTCTATAGCCCTTCTCCGGGTCAGGTAAAGGTCATCTTTACTGTGAAAGATGGCAACATCCCGGATGCGAGCATGCTTTCTTTTGTTCAGGATTATTTATCATCAGAGCGTGTGCGTCCCTTAACCGACCAAGTCTTAGTCTCTGCACCTGAAGTGGTCTCCTACGACATTGATTTAACTTTCTATGTGAATAGAAAAGATGCCCCGAAGCTTTCTTTTATACAGTCTGCGGTTGAAAAGGCAGTAAACGACTTTATCGCTTGGACGAAAGCTAAAATTGGAAGGGACATCTTGCCTGAAGAGCTAATCCGGCTTGTCAAGCAAGCAGGAGCTTACAGGGTAGACTTAGCCTTACCAGCTAAGCAAGAGCTTACCATAGAGCAGATAGCCCATGCGCAAAATGTGAGCGTTCGCTACGGAGGCTTGGTTGATGATTAAAGAACTTACCCCTCCGAGCATAAGAGAACTTCAGCCCTTAGTAGACGCTTTTGACACGAGCTTTGAGGAGCTAAAAAAGCATATTATCAAGGTTCTTATCTATCCCCGCATCGATGAGATCGAGGATGAGAAACTACTTGACCTTTTGGCTTGGCAATTCCACATCGAAGGCTATGATCAAGCTCAAACCATTCAGGAAAAACGCAATCTCATCAAGCACGCAATCGAGCTCCACCGCTACAAGGGCACACCCTACGCAATAAAGAAAGTCTTCCAAGCCCTAAACTTGGAAGCTGAGCTCTCCGAATGGTTCGACTACAACGGCGACCCATACAAGTTTAAAATAAACATCACTACCACTGACAGGCAGATCACCCCTGAATTTATACAAAAACTCAGAGATACAATAGAACAATACAAAAACGTCCGTAGCTGGCTTGATGAGCTTATACTTACATATCTCAACAAAATAAGCTGTCCATATCAGACAGCCAACATGGCTGAAATTGGTTCCTATACAGAACAGCTACGGGAGTTTACTTTTGAGAGCAAATCTACAACTTGGTATCAAACAGCAAATATGGCTGAAGTTATGAGCTATGCAATAATGCAATAGGGGGAAAACAAATGGCCGTAGGGACTTCAATACTTACAAACGCAGGCTTACAAAAGCTCATTAATGCTCTTGCACAGGGGACAAAAGTTTCCCCCAAATACTATAAAGTTACCGATACGAATGTTTCTCTTGACCCAGCCTTAACTGATATCCCCAATGCATGGAAGCAAGGCGACATCTCTGGATATGTTCAAATAGATGCAAACACTATAGAGTTTTTGATCACTATCCCTCACGAAGAGGTCACGAAGTATGGGCAATGTTTCGGACTATATCTTGATGATGGGACTCTCTTTCTTGTTGCCAAGCCTCCATATCCATTCCCACCCGGTATGCGCATCAATTTCAAAGTTCAATTTTATTTTGAACAAGCAGAAAATGTTATAAATTTTCAATATATTCCCTTTGACGAAACTGAACAAAACCTTGCCATCATGGATGTCTCGACAGTATATGATTTGCTCAATCAGATATGCGATGATATCAATCTTCTCCATCAGGCAAGGGAAGACTACTACAAGTTTAAACAAACTCCAGTAGTAGCATCAAGGGCGGAATGGGCTAAATGGGCTTATGATTGTTATAGAGCAGACAAGGCAGACGATGCGGATAGGCTTGGCGGATATTTGCCTACAGAATATGTCAGACAAACTATTAAGACGATAAATATTTATGTCAACGCAGACATGGGTGATGATACAAAAGGAGACGGGACTCAGCAAAGACCATATAAGACAGTAGCAAAAGCTTTATCTGTCATACCAAAATTATTAAGGCACATTGTAGTAATCAATCTTCAAAAGGCGAACAATTCATATGGAAGCATTTATCTCACAGGATTTACGATGGAAGCCGGCGCCTCTTTAACTTTAAAAGGAGAATTCCAAATCCTTGCAAGCGGAAAGGTTACAAGTTTCAGCAATGCAGAAAACGACCCAATTTATGGTAGTTTGGTTCAGGTAGCTAAGATTACAGATAGTTCAAAAAATTGGACGACAAATCAGTTTCAGAATAAGCTTATAAGAGTTTATGAGGGAACAACATCATTTTACAGAACAATTTGCTATAACGATGCAACATCAATTTATTGCAATCAAACTTTCCCTGTTACAATAGATAACACTTGGAGCTATGAGATATTAGATTGGGGGACGAAGTGTAATTATATTCAGTTAGACATAAATTTTGGAACAGTAAATATTCAAAACTTGAAAGTAAGTCAGATTACCAATTTTTATTGTGCCACTTTAAGGAAAACCTCAGAGATTAAGGTAGGTAATTGCTTGTTTGAAGGTTATGAAAATGGTTCTCATGCTACGATTTATACAGGAGAAACTAATTGCACGGTCAGTAATTCTGTGATAAACGCAAATAATACTTCTGGTTATGCAGTGTATGTTTCTTCTGGTGCTCCATTTAGTTTAACAACTCTGCAAGGGTGTTTGGTTCTTAATAATTCTTCTACTGCTGTTGTTAATTATTATTTTTTCTCAAAGATATATTTAATGGACGGGACAAGGTTTTATAAAGGAACTTCAAACCCAACTTATGGGGTTAATATGGTTTCTGGAATATTGATTGGTATGTCTACTTATGGGAAAGTTCTTATAAATGTAGGTCAGACAGGAATAATACTAACACGAGGAGCATATGTTCAGAATAGCAATAATTTTGTTTTTGGTTCAAATGTAACGACTAAGATTTCATCACATTTTGGTTTAATTGATGGAATGAAACTACAAGCTTTTGATAATTTTGGTGTAAATATACCAAATTACGACCACGAAAGCATACATAGTAGAATTCTTTGTAATGGTTCATTTGCCACAAAAGTCAGCACGGTATCAGTAAATACAACGCTCGGAGTAGATCATCATGTGGTTTTAGTTGATGCTTCAGGTGGAGCAAGGACAATCACTTTACCAGATGCAATGACGTGTGCAGGCAGGCAATATATAATAAAAAAGATTGACAGTTCCGCAAATGCAGTAACAATTACCCCACAAACTGGACAAACGATAGATGGTCAACCAAGCATAAGTATTACCACACAATATGATTACAGGAGGTTTGTGTCAAATGGAGCGAACTGGTATCTATTCTGAAGAGAGTAAATTATTAATTGAGTGCTTATTGAGTGGGCAAATGTCTGTGAGACAGTTTATGGAGCATTGCAAAGAAAATCCAGAGCTTTTAGATATTTTGAAGATTTTGAATAGGAGGTATGAAAGATGTGGAAATGTCAGTTATGCCAGCGAGTATTTGACGATGCAGAACTAAAGCATGAAATCCCTACTACGGATTTACAAAGAGCATTTGAAGGGATAGTTGAAATTAAAACATATGCTGCAGTTACTTTTTTATGCGAAGACTGTTATCAAGAATACCAAAAAATTTTAAATCCCACAGAGGAGGTATAGGCTATGGCATTAAACCTAAATGAACTACAGCAAAAAATCGACAGACTTCTCTTTAACCTTGAACAAATGAGACAAAAAGCTTTCAGAATGTTTTATTCTGGAATACCTGAAGATGTAGAAATTCAGCAATATGATGAAAATGGCGTATTGCAAACCTATCACATTCCGAACAGAGCAAAATTCCAAAAATGGGTTTGGAGTGATGCACAAACTGCGATGTCAAAAACCCTGTATGTTGATACAAATAACGGTAGCGATACCACAGGAGACGGCTCAGAGTCAAAACCATTTAGAACCCTGAAGAAAGCTATTACCTCAATGCCTTCTGGTTCATCTATAGTCATATTTTTGTCAGGAGAAGATACGCTTACATCTGATATTCTTGTTGTAAATAAACATGTTATTATCAGAGGTGGTGGTATTGTTACAAGCAAATATGAACCTGTTACAGACCCAACAAGAACCGGCATATATTGTTTTAGATTACAAAATAGTGTTGTTGAATTTATCGATGTAAATATCACGATTCCTGATTTATTATCTAATGAAGTAAGAAGTTTCAGTGCTTTTTCTGGATTTGTTTGTTTACATTTCGGAGGTGGAGTGAGATTTTATTATGTTGATACTACACCAAATAGGATCAATATTCATTCGTTCTATCTTGTTACAGGGTCAGACGTGGGGTTCGGTTTTGTTGATTTGAATTTGGCAAATGCAACTCCGAAGCTAAGGATCAATCCTGATAAAGCAAATTTATTACTGTTAACTGCTAATACTGTAGCTTTTCAGTGCCCATACCGACAAGGGACAATTAAAGATTTTTATGGCAACGATGTTGATATTAAGAATCTTGTGCAAGGGGTTATTTTAGACCCAATAGGAACACCAATAAATATGATTACAAACATAAAATTTGCTTAAGGAGGTGGGTAAATGCCATACTTTGAAATTCTTTACTTTAATGGGCAGGTCTACCATAATATTGATACTGATGCAGTAGATTCAGAAGGGAATCATCTATATCCTGACATTCCTATATCGGACCTTAATGCAATGAAAGATTTATTTATCAAAACAGTCCGCTATCAAGCCTGGAATGAACTAAGAAAAACCGACTATTATGTTGCTTATTGTCTTGAAGAGGGGCTTATTTTTGATAGTAAGTATCCTACAATAGCAACCCTTCGAGATAATATCAGAAGCTGGGCATATGCAACAGAGACAGCCATTAATAATGCCACAACTTTAGATGAGCTCTTTGCTATATACATAGTTCTTCCTGCGACTTATAAATATAATGAATTTACACATCCTGTGTTTTAAAAAAATATGAGTTATGCTTAGAGAAATTTTATCCAAAGCTTTATTGAGCTTTTGGCTCACCCTCTTTTTTAAAATCTACGGCATAACATTTTTAGTTGGTTATATGATCGGGGTAGAATTTATGCAAGCCTGCTACAGGTCTTTTAAGGACGGATATCATTGGGAAGATCTTTATAAAAAGCCTTTGATTTTGAAAAATTACCTTAAACCAAAAGACACCGCAATAGATATACTGAGCTATGCCGGAGGAATAGCCTTTGCAATATTATTCTGGAGGCTCCCTCATGCTTTTTAAAGCTCTTTCCCTCCTCCTCGCCCTTTCCCTCCTTTCCAACGCCTTTATATATGCCCTTTACAAGCACGAACGCAAATCCCACTTTAAAACCATGCAGACCCTTACCCAATGTCAAGCCGACTTAAAAACCACTTCCCAACAGCTTTCCGAATATGCGCAAAAGTATGAAAGCCTCAAAAAACTCTGCGAACTTGATAAAAAACGCCTTGAAGCTAAATATTCCCGCTTGCTTCAAACAGCAGCTAAGCCCACCCCTTTTATAACCATCCCTCAAACAAACGATAAATGTCAAGCCATAAAGGAGATGCTCGATGAAGCATCTAAGCATTTTATTAATTAGCCTTGCCTTATTCGGTTGTGCCCAGACACAACCAAAGCCTCAAATCATTGAAAAAGAAGTCTTTGTAAAATGCCCCATCCCAGACATCCCAAAGACCGAACGCCCCCGCATTAAACCCGAAACCCCTTATCCTGAAAAACTGCAATGCCTTCTAAACTATATGTTCCAACTCGAAAAAGAACGGGATATCCTCAGGGAGGTGCTTGAAGCATGCAAGAACGAGAACTAATTAAACGCCTCGTTCGGCATTACTACCCCGACCTAATCCTCGCAACCATCTTTTTGATCATCAGCCTTATCTTTGTCTACGATGCGGGAACCCTTATCTCAGCCATCGCCCGGAAAATCGCCCTCACCTCAGCCGGGCTTGTTTACTACTACATCACCCGCTTTATAAAGATAGGGCAAATTGAATGGAGAGACCCCTATGACAAGATTTACAGCCTTGCTATTCTGCTTTATACAGCTCTTGTTTTTGCCTTTGGTTAATGCTGAAGATAGATGTTTAGCCCTTTTGGAGCCTATTAGAACCGCCTCTCAACGCTACCTTGCTGAAGACTTTCCTTACTGGTATAACCTTGCAACCGCAAAGAAAGAGACAAAATGCCGATGGCAAATTTCAACCGACGGGCACGGCTCGATTGGCTATTTTCAACTTACTCCAAAATTTTTAGACCCTTACCTTCGCCCCTTATTCCCAGACTATGATAAACCCTATTCCAAAGACCATTTTTTCGCTTTCGCCTATTATCTGGGGACCCTTATCCGCTCAAACCCAGTCCAAAAGCTCTGGCTTGCCTACCAGCGTTATAACGGCGGAGACTGGGTCTTAAGAGAGTGCAAACTTGCAGGAAGCTTTGACTGGAAGCTATGCCATCAAGCCTGCTTTAACTGTCGTGCTCTTGGCGGAAAAAGATGTAGGGGTGAGGTTTGCGTTTGGAAGACCGCTTCAGGTTGCAAGCAACACAGGCATGCCTGCGACATTAACTATTCCTACTCGGCTGTTATCTATCAGGAAGGGCAAAGCTACCGCAGAGGTTCAGATGCCCGCTGGCTTTTTTGGTGACCCGTTCGGATTTTATCCTGATTTTACCCGTTCG